AGTTCTTCTTTTTGCATTAAAATCTTTGTCTATAATTATCAACTCCAAATTCAAGGTTAACTTCTAAATTAAATATCTTGTCAGTATCTGTTCTTTTTTCCTCCCAATTCCCCTCAATGTTTTGAACTGTAATTCTTTGCCCGTTTTCATATAAATAAATTTCAGGACTTTCTATCATTTCAAGCAACCAATTAAAAGTATTTACATCTACCCAATCAGAAGTAAGTTTCATCTTTGGTTTTGATTTGGTATAATATTGCACTTTTTGTCTGTCAGCTAAACTGTAAACTATGCTGCCACTACTATCTAAATTTTCAGCATTTTGTTTGTAGAATTTCCTTTCTATATCTTCAGTTCTTCTGCTGACTTTAGTAAAGTTAAAACAATCAAAGCCACCAAGTGAATTAAGAAATTCTAATCTTCTAACTTCATACCTACATTCAGTATCTATATTAAACCAAATTTCTTCACTCGCTTGTGCTGGTGTGCTATCCTTTAATATTATTTTGTAGCTTGTTTCATTTGTTATTATTGGCTGTACTGGTGCTCCTACTATTTCAGCAGAAGCTATATTATTTATTGTATTAGGTGCAAATGGTATTTTAAGCATCTTAATATCCGTTAATGTTATTGCTGGTACATTAATTTGATAGATAGCTGTTACACCACCAGCAGCATTGTAAAGTGTTAAATCAAAAGCAGAAATACTGTGCGAAGCATCATCATATAAAAAGTAAAGCCAACCTTCATCGCTTAGCTGTACACTTTGATTGTCTGACTTGTTTGCTCCTGAACCTTTTGGCGCATTGGTTAGCCACCTTCTTGTATTTGAATTATTAACAAATCTTTGATAGTAATTAGCCACTTGCCAATCATAGAAGTTTACTGTATTGCCACGATAATTAGGTAAGCTCCCATTGAATACAATTATAGTTTCAATTTCTTGATCTGCAAATTGTGTAAGCACTCCAGCAACATCATACTCCTCACCTACTTTAACAGTAAATTCTTTATAACTATTTGGATTGTCCGAAAAGCCATCAGCAGTTGTTGTGGTGTTTATTGTACCTATATCGGTTTTTAAATAGCTTTCACAAATTCCGTGAATATCTGCTCTACCATATCCATTAGGATCAGCTGGAACTTTAAGCCTTGCAATTCTTGTAGCACCATCATAAACATCAAATAAGTATTTAAACCTATTGTTTGCTGTTGCTGTGCTGGAAGCAACGTATTCAATTGGATTATATACACTTCTATAATCTTCTGGTATATTGTCAAGTGGTGTATTAATAGCCATTTATTTCTTTTTAAATATTTTCTTAATTTCTTCAGTTGTTGCTGTTCTACCAGCACTTGCCAAGTCTTGTCTTAATAAGTCTATTATATTTCCTTTTGTAATTGTATTGTAAGCTTTGTCCCAAAATGGTCGTTTTCTTATACCTTTTTGAAACATACTTTCTCTTACTGCAAATGGATTAAGACCTTTTCTGTGAGCCCATTCTTTTAATAATGGTGGCTTCTTAATTCTAAAGCTGTAAGGTGTATCACTTCTTGCTGTTCTTGTACCTTGCACACCTTTATTAATAAAGTCATAATAATCAGCCATAAACAAAGTTGCAACGAATTTAGTTCCAAAGAATTTAACAGGCATTTGAACTGATTGTCTTAAATTACCAGTGTCCATTAATTGTTCAGCATCAATTTGTTTAAGCACTTCTTGAGTTACCCTAATAGCAAGGTTATTCATAACATCACCAATATTCTTAGGTTGTGCTACAATACCAGAAGCCTTTTCAAACTTCACTAAGCTGTTATACATATTGTTACTCATCTTCTTTTAAGCCTTTGCATTTGTTCTCTATGTGCCTGTTGTTCCATTCTTTGTTTGTCTTTAAAATAGCAACACATATTTAATCCATATATTACATTCCAATTTTGCACTACATCAAACTTATCAACTCTACTATTGCATAAGCTGTCTATTAACGACCACCATCCCCAGTTATCGTTGAAGCTATTTCCTGTGCTTCTTTGATCTTCTTGTTGGCTGTCTCCATCAAAGAAGTTTTTATAACCTTTGTTAAGGTCGGTAAGCGATTGTAAAAAAAAACACCTATTGGATAAGCTATCGTTATTGGCATATTGTTATAAAAGTTTTCTGCTGTTTGCCGTATCACCTCACCATCTACTTCAGCATCCTTATAGCCAAACATAGTTTTATAAACTGGTCTGCAAATTATTGTTAATATAGTATGTAAGTTTTGGTAAATTACTTCTTCATTGTTATTGGCTTTTTGTAGTATTTCCATTAAATTAACATACTCACCAAATAATAGTTTATTAGCTTCATATTTAAACTCATACCACTTACCACCAACTAAGAACCTTTTTTTCTTTAGTTCTTTTGGTAGTTCAGTATTTAAGAAACTCATTTTCTTTACAAGCTTATGATATTGCTCTACGCTTAACTCTTTTATTTCCTCCCTTTTCTTGCCTGTTAAAACACATAATATATTAATAACTTTTGAAACATCATTCATTTCAGTAGACAGGATCGGTCTTAATTGAATGTAGTGACCTATTGTAATATCATTCCAGCTTGTTGGTATTTCTATTTCAAACTTCTTTGCCATAATTAGTATATATAAAATTTTTTAATAATTACCTTAAACACTATTTTTAATTGGTCTTTTAAGTTTTGTAAGCTAACTTAATTAATTAAAATACATTTAAACACTATTTACTTTAAGTCTAAGAGCTTAAAATACTTTTTTGGTATATTCATATACATTAACTTTTTTAAGTGTCTTAAAACGCTTTATTTTAATTTCAAGCAAATTTGTAGCAAACGCTTCTTTTTTTCTTTTTCTTTTTTTCTCTTCTCTTATCTTCTCTTCTCTTAATGCTAGACAAAACGCTACCGTTCGCTAAACAAACGCTATAATTTCGCTACAATAACAGATAAGAATTAATTTAACGAATTGCATACCATCCACGATTATGCTGTTTTAAATGGATCAAAGCCACATATCTCAATGCATCCAGCAAATGGTTAAACTTATCAACAGGCTTTTGTAAGCTATTTCCATACTTATCAACAGCCCATTTATAAGACCTAAATTCTTTTTTTAAGTTACTGCTATTAACAACATTTATTTTAAAACGCTTTAATATGTCTATTCCATTGTTAATACTATCCTTGCCTTTTACTGCTGGTTTGCTGTTTAAACCAAGCCTATATAGTTCTTCAATGCTTTTAGGTTCAGCACTATCACAAATCACTTCAGCTCTACCTACTATTGGTTTAAGTCTATCTGCCAAGTCCTGGTTAGTTAATCCTTTTTCATAGAGTATTTCTTGCAAGTAAAGTTCATCACCTAACCTATAAACACCAACACAAGCAGATGGATCAAGACTATAACCAAAGTCTAAGCCATAAGCTATTAGTTTACAATCAGGCATTTTATCAACAAAGCTTACATTCTCATAGATTAAACCAGTAATATTACCATATTCACCAAGACCATATATTTTAAAAAACTCTTTGTCTGTATGCTCTAAATACTCTATTTCTTTAACTAAGCTTTCAGATAAAAAAGAATTATGTTTGTAGTTACTTACTATCACCTCAACATCACCTACTTCATTAGACCTCTTTATTTCAAGCTCTTGGTTAATCCATACTTGCTCATCATCAGGATTGAAATCAACAAATATCTTGTTTTCTGTTCTCATAAGTAGCTGAAAGAACTCTTGCTTGTATTCAAGTTCATTGGCTTCATTACAGTACAATATGTTTCTTTTAGCACCACGAAGCTTCTGCTGGTCATCAGCACCTATAAACTCTACTAACCTATTTCTAAACTTAAATGTCTTTTTTGTTTTGTTGTGTTCTACTTTATCATACCAATTAGAGTTTTTAAGTATCTCAATAAAGTCTCTTATTATTGTGCCATCAAGATTGGTTCTATATTTCCTTACAGAAGTCCAAACACCTTCATATAGGTACTGTCCTTCACCATAGTTGCCAGTAATAAGCCACAAGGCACATAATTGGTTTATTGAATAAGTTTTGCTTGATCTTGTGCCACCACGATTAACTACAATCTTTTTATCAGTATCATAGTTCCTTTCAAATATCTCGGTGCAATCAATGGTCAGTTGTTCCATTTCTATTTATTACAACTTGTATTTCTCTTATTGTTTGGTCTATTTGTGTCTTGTCAGGTTCATTTAATCCAAACATCTTAGCCAAGCTATCATAAGCACCTCGATAGTCTGAGCCTTTAACCATTTCTTTAAGTAAATAAAACTTTTGCTTTTCATCTTTAGTTAGTTCTTCTTTACTTGCTAACTGCATTAATGACCTCCAAGCCTGTATGATTTCAAGGTAGCCTTTGGCCACGTCTGAACGTGTTATTTCAAACTTCTTGGCTTGTTTGTCCTGTAGCTTTTGTATTGTTAGTTTTATGTTAGTATCTGCTAATAACTTACTTGAATTAACTTTTATAGTATCTAAACTTGTATTAACACCAACATCATAAGCTCTTCTATAAGCTTCAGAACCATTACCTGTATTGACATATTCTTCTGCAAACTTTCTTTGCTTAGGTGTTAGTTTTTTACTCATACTTTAGTTTTATTTCTGCTCTTACATTTTTTGCTCTACTGCTATATGGTCTTAAAATAATAGCTTCCAAATCATCCTTTATATGTTCTAATTCCTTTTCAGCATTTAGCTTTTTTTGTTTTAGTCTTTGGTAGCTACTTATTCTTTTCATACAAATAGTCTTTGTTGTGCTTGGTGTTGTTTAAGTCTTTTAATTGCATTGTTATAATACTCTGTATCTAATTCACAAGCTGTTAGTTCATAGCCTAAATTGTGACAAGCTATTGCAATACTGCCTGAACCTAAATGAGTATCTAAAATCTTGTCGC